GTATTAATAACGATGTTACTGTATTTGAAGATGGTGGATATACTACAGATGGTACAGATGACACAAACCTAACTACTAACGGTGTAACATTTGTAGATGTTCAAGAAGATATAAAATTAGGTATTGGGGAAGCATATCAAAAATCTGGTGGAACTGCAAATAAATCAATATTACCAGCATGGATACAAAATAAATTCCCAAAATATTTTGAAAAACTTGAAAGTAATTCAAAGGGAAACTTCTTAGATTCTGGAGTTTCAACAGACTTAAAAGACTATGGAAAAAATGATCAGTTCTTTGGTGGAGTAGGAAAATCTGCTCAATACCCAATTGATGCATTGTACTCAACCACTATGGCAGATAAAGGAACTAAAAGTTCCGTAGTTAAGGGTGGTGATGAACGACAAGATCATCTAGCAATTTCACAATATAAATTTAAAGCAACAAGAGCAAGTGAATTGTTCGCCCAAACTGAAGGAATACCAAGTGCATTAACTGCTGGATTAAAGAGAAACACTCCATTAGAAAAATTTCTTGGTATAGTTAAATTACCAATGCCTAATGATGTTCAAGACAGTAATAATGTTGCATGGGGTGAGGACAAAATGAATGCTGTAGAAGCAGCAGGTATTCAAAAATATGGAGATGTTGGTTTAGGTGAAGCATCTGCTATTGGTGGATTAGAAGCAGGTGGTAGAGCTCTTGGCATGAAAGGTCTAGGTGGAGCTGGAATCACATCAAAGATTCTATCTGGTTTAAATCCAAAGGAATTAAAAAATGCATATGGTGCCGAGTTAACTTCCAGAATACTTGCTATGGCAAGCATAGATGCTCCAGCAGAATCAATTCTAGCAAGAACCAAAGGAGTTATACCAAATAGTAACTTAGAACTCTTATTCTCAGGTGTGATGTTACGGAGTTTTAAATTTGTATATAAACTAAGTCCAAGAAGTAAGGATGAAGCAACGGTTATCAATCAAATTATAAGATTCTTTAAACAAGGTATGGCAGCAAAAAAAGTTTCTTCAGCAAGTGGCAACTTTGGTAGGTCATTTTTCTTAGGCACTCCAAACGTATTCAGACTAGCATATAGAACTACAAATAATGATTCACCACAGGGAGTTAATAAAATTAAAACTTGTGCATTAACTGGAACTTCAGTTAACTATACTCCAGAAGGTAGTTGGGCAGCATACGAAGGTGGTCAACCAATATCAATGGTACTATCTCTTGACTTCCAAGAACTAGAACCACTATATGATACTGACTATATGGAATTAACTGGCGACAGTGTTAGAGACAATGATACTACATCATTAGGTCATAAACTATCAATTAAATCAGACGAGGTAGGATATTAATGGCATACTTCAGAGAACTACCAGACATATCATATGTCTCTCTATTACCAAATTCAAATAAAAGTGATGATAGAATCACTATAAAGAATTTATTTAAAAGAGCAAAGTTAAGAACTGATATCGATCAAGCAATAACTGCGTTTGATTATCTTGAAATTCCAGAAAATACTAGACCAGATATTCTTGCAGAACAAATCTATAATGATCCAGAATTAGATTGGGTTATTTTAATTACCAATAACATTACTAATATTAGAGATCAATGGCCTTTAAGTCATAATGATTTGTATAATTATTGCTTAGAAAAATATGGATCTGATACAGCAATAATGTCTACTCATCATTGGGAAACCCAAGAAATAAAAGACAAATATGGCAGAGTCATATTGGAAGGTAAACTGATTGTTGATGAAGATTTTCAATTTACTTATGTGAAAGATGATTATACAGCAGTTGTTACAAGTCCTGCACAATCTGTTTCTAACTTATCATATGAACAAAAAGTCAACGAAAGTAAAAGAAGAATTAAAATATTAAAACCAGCATACCTATCTGCTTTCATAACAGACATGAGAAACATGATGAGATATAGTACATCATCACAATACATTGATAGAACATTAAAGGTATCATATAACCCTAAAGAAAACGGAGTATAAAAAAACCCACCTTTCGGTGGGCTTGTGATTCATAAAAAAGTATCAAATTTAGGAAGGCACTCTTTCTAAGTAGAGATCTTTTGTACTCCTCCCAAGATATTAGGAATTAACTAACTTAGCAAAGTAACTTAGAGAATCATCCTCATCATCTGATGATGATGCACCAGCACCACTTGCAACTGCTGGTTCAGGAGTTGCTGCAGGAGTACTATAGTCTCCACTACGCTCACGTTCCCATGTTGCTTCCTCTTGAGCAACTTCTGGATCCTGTCTCTTAGTAGGTTGATTCATACCAAGAACATAAACTAAACGCTTCTTCAAGTCATCATAAGACTTGAACTTGTCTGGTGCAGTGAACTCATTTAAGTCATGCTCCTGACTGTAAACCTTTTCAAGTTTATCATCATCGTCAAATAAAGCACTTGGTTTTTCAAACTCAGACTTATCATAGTTCTGATAACCTTCCACCTTACGGATCTTCATCTTGAAGTTTGCACCACTCCATAAATCAAATGGATTGATTGCAGTTTCATCTACAAACTCAGGCTTCATTGCTTCCTGAATCTTATCAAAGATCTTCTTACCATACTTGTATAAGAATACTCTACCTTCATTCTCAGGATTTGCTGGATCACTTATAACATATATGTTACTGTAATATGATAATCTACGCTTTTGCTTACGTGCTATCTCTTTGTTAGCATCGGAACCAGAGTTCCACAATTGTGAATTGTGCTCTGATACAGGATCCTTTTGTCCTAGTGTGGTAAGTGAGTTCTCAATAAACCAACCACCAGGTCCTTGGAATGCGTGTGTGTATACTCTTGTCCAAGGTAGATCACATCCTTCTGGTTCTGGAAGGAAACGAATAATTGCATATCCATTACCAGACTTATCAACAGTCGGTTTCCAGATACGATCATCTACGTTACTGTTCTTATCGTTTAATTTCTCTACTTGCTTAATAAGTTTATCGGTTAGAGAACCCGCTTTAGATTGTTTTTTTAAATTTGCGAATGACATGTGGATTAATTAGGATTAATTAGTATGGAATCATTATACAGTAAAATGAACTAGTTGTCAATCTTGCTGTCTAGTTCACTGATAGTATGGTCAAGTCTTTCAAAAAACTTATCCATACCATCGATTTCGTCATAACCAAACATCTTGGCCGCTTCAATTAATTTTTCTTTAATCATCTTCACTTCCTCATCTTCTACTAAACTCATACGGAAGAAAAATAATTTCTGCTTTTCCAAGAATGCTTTTAAGAACTTTAAATGTTCTTTCTTTTTGTCTGGTGGTAGGTATGGTAACTGAGGCATTTCCATCATCAGTTTCTCTTGCATCTGACTCAACTCTACCACGGTCTCTCGTACTACATCTGATCTAAAAAACTCGCTCATTTTAGTTTCTCTATTAGGATCTCCTTGAACTTATCTATACTGATATTTAGGAAAGGTTTGTATTTTTTTATCTTTAAACCTACGGTTTCCCACACAGGATCTGATAATTTTTTATTAAAATCTTTCACATAATTTACCATCATATCTAATATAACCATCGTCTCTATTGACACATCTCCTTGCAAATATTTCTTTAAAATTTCTGGATGAGAATATCCCTTTATTAAAAATAAATCTTCAAAATTTTTCTTAGTAATAAACTCAGATTCATTCTCAAATAAGTATGTAAGTCCTTGGAATCTTTTCAACCAAGAACCATAGTAATCATTCCCATTACGAATGATCTCTCCTATCCATAACCTATCAGGATCAGTACACTCTATAAAATTTGCAAGAAAAAATTGTTTAATCTCTTCCTCATCTTTCTTACGAGACATTCTCTCAAAGAAGTAACGATCCTTGCGTTTATTAAATGCACCAACTGATGCATTTGTCTTACCACAATACTTAAAGTAATCGTAATTCTTTTTTGTAAAATGATTCTTGAAGGCTAAGTATGTTTTATAGACTTCAATAGGTGTCATTTATAATGGCAACTTCGCACGAGAGGTTCTCTTCATAAAGTTCAACTGTTGTGCATCATACTTTAATTTTTCTTTCAATGGTTTTGAAATAAGTTTAGATACTGATTCCATTTCTATTTTATTCTCTTCACAGAATGTTAAAATAGCATCGATGTAATTAAAGTTATAAGTCTTTACTAGACCTTCAATCTCTTGTGCAAACCTTGCCTGACACAGAAACTTCTCCTTCATTACATCATTTAAATTACTCTCTTTCTTTTTACTCATTTGTTCCTGTTTTGTAATCGACAAATTTTTTAATGTATCGGGTAAGAAGTTTAATATAGTCACCCTTGTTTCGCTTTTCGTAAACAACGCACTCTCCATTTTCTGCCACCATAATAGTAATCAATTTTTTAACTGGAATACCAGTCATTTCAAAATACATACATGCGTATGCTGTCTCTTGAACATAATAGTTCTCGATCCATTTTTCGGGTTTAATCTTTTTAGAAGTCTTAAAGTCTATGACTGCAAGTTCTCCATCATACTCTGCTATGCAGTCAACTCTACCAGCAAGACCAAGATAGTCACTATATAATGACTTCTCTAATGCGTGTATGTTATTTATACGATCAAGATTTGCTTTAGATTGTAAGAATAAAAACTTCGTAGATGGAAGCATACTACAACCATCAATAGTTCCATTCTTGATATAGTATTCTACTACATCATGGTACTTTGTACCTCTAAAGGTAGACTCTTTAGTAATCCTATCTGCCTCTTCATTACCAACTCTCTTTCTCCAATTAATAAAAACATCACGGTTATAAAAACTGGTAACAGAAGTGATAGAAGGATACATCTTACCTGATGGAACCTTATAAAATCTGGTTCCATCTATGGTTCGTGCTTCAAGATTAACTTCTTCTCTTAACTCATCAACAAAAGTGAACATTACATATTCAAAGCATTTTTTGCAAGTAGATAATTGCGTACTAGTCCAGAACGAACAATGTCATCTAGTCCAAATTCAATGGTAGAAAAATCCTGATCCATTGCTGCAATAATTTTAGAGAAATCTAAGATACCATTTCTCTCGTTGGTCTTTGTAAGATCAGATTGTGATGCATCACCACAAAATACAATCTTACAATTTTCACCAACTCTTGTTATTATACTATCAAGTTCGTGAAAATTCAAGTTCTGCATTTCATCTACAATGATGATAGCATTATCCATTGTAGTACCTCGAATGAATGAGGTAGACCAGAACCCAATAGTCTCTTGAGTTTTCAATGCACCATAGAGCATCTCAAACTCAGTATCATCAGTCATCTCGAACATGTACTTAACCATGTTCTTATATGGTATCTGATACAAGAAAGACTTGTCCTCATGATCTCCTGGTAGGAAACCAATCTCTCTAGTAGAAACTAAAGAGCGAACAATATATACTTTCTCATAAGGTGTAACTACATCTAGTACTTCCTTAAGAGCAAGATATAATGCTACGAAAGTCTTACCAGTACCAGCAGCACCATAAGCAAAGATATTCCTACCCTTATTATACTCATCAAAAAACTTTTCCTGATTCTTTGTTAATGGTTTAATATCAACCATCACATCAGTGTTTATTGGTTTCTTTCTTTTGAGTTGCTTGGCACTCATGCTACCAATTCCGCTATGGGAATCCCCATTCTTTCTTTTTTTAGTTGGCATATCTACCTACCCTATAATGGTTTGACGTTTGCACCAGGCATCTTAGATACCTTATGTAAAACATCATTCCAACCAGGGTGTGTCTTCTTCATCTTATCTTGGAAGTCTCCAACTTCTCCAACTCCAGCACATCCTGCTGACCAGTCTTTATCCCATTCAGGATTATCTTTCCTCCACTGATCATAGGCTGCCATTGTCATAGACAGTTCTTTCTTCTCTTTAGATTCTTTATGTATTACTGGATAGGTAGGCATAGTTGTTTAACTTTTGTAAAATTATTTAGACCCAACTAAGGGCTTCTGAGACTGAAGGGAACTGTTCGGTAAACACTTTCCTACATGCTTCTGCAATTACCATATGCTCTTTCTGAGTACCATGAGCAGATCTTAGATTGATATAATGAATCCAAGAACGGCATGAACCAGTCATATAGATTCTGGTAGGAGTACAGAGTGGTAGTACCATTCTAGCACACTCTTTAGCAACACCATCCTC